AACTGATCAACATCAGCCATTTGTCTTAACCTTTGCGCCATTCTTCAACGGGAATACGGAACCAATCTGGTGTATTGGGAAGAGAAGTATATGACTTATTCTGTCCCCATGCAGCCTTTGGCCCATTACGGAAGTCGATATGAATTGAGTCAGAGGCAGGATAATATCCAAATCCACGAACTCGTTCATCACCAATTACGCGCTGAACCAATTTAGCTTTATCTTCTTCCTTCATTCCCTTAAGACTAAAGTCCAGGGCATTTCCGGTAACATGCTGGCTGCTTGGAAGTGTTTCACCACCAGGACGACGATGACCTGAGATCAATGTGATCGTATTAAATTCGCTGACAATGGTCTTCCCAAAGTCAACAAGATCAGCCTTTGTGTTTCCAAGATCAACATTTGATCGAATAGATCCAGGACGCGAAGGTGTTTCTTGTTCACGTATGAATTTCTTGATGCTTGGTGAAACAAGATTATCTGGTTCTGGTGCACGATAAAGAGAAGTGCCACGTATTGGCTGATTTGTCTCAGCACCAGAGATCGGAATACCAAGATCAGAAACAGCAGGAGGTATTTCCGAAGTGCCAATAGATCCAGCACGACCACGAGTATCGTAAAAAACAGGCTTAATTGGTTGCTCTACAGGTGCAGGAGTACCAGCACCGGGGCGCAGTTTATTCAACTGTGGAGCGCCCACAACACGCTGCATCATAGCCTCGTTTTCCAAGATCTGATTAATCCGCATATTTCCAGTGCGTGCGGCTTCAGCAAAACTATCATGCTGCGCCTTGGCTTCTGCATGTGGATTGATCTCTAAAGGAGTCGCTGATCCCTTTACCGTAATAAGTGTAGGAACGTTATTTTTTAGTGGATCGTAGTACCAAATCTGAAAGCTCGGGTTCACGCCTTGTTGCTGATGCCAAGGTGTAGATGGATCATAGGTTGCGCGACCTGTGCTTTTGAAGAAAATATTACGGCCAGCTTCAAGATCAGAAATAGGAACTGATCCTACTCCTGTGATCTTGATACTTCCTTCAATAGCTTTACCATCTTTATCTCGTGCTGGATCCATATACTTCTCAGCAATCGAACCAATATATCCATTGATCCAGTTAGTTACTGGTTGGTTTTTACCGTCCAATGGAGTTGGGAATACCTGACCCTTTGGAATGAAGGTATCTCCACTAAATTTCAATTGTTCTTTCTGAGAGATGCTCAGTGGATCCTGTGCATAGAACTGACGGAATGTTTGGCCAGCAATTGATGCTGCACCATTATAGTTACCCTGTGTACGAAACAGCGCCTTTTGAAAGATATCAAAAAAGATACGTTGCGAATCTGGTGTGAAATTCTTAAGATCAAGATCTGCTTTCTTGGCAGCATCTTCCTTAAGTTCATCCATAGTCAAAGTATTATTCTGCTTTGCACGTCGAGCAATTGGCAAGATTTGCTCTGTGATATCTTTTGTCTCAGCAATAGTACGGTTTGTCTCGAAGACTTTTTTAATATCATCAATAGCCTGGACACTAGGTGTACCAGTACCACGAGAATTCAAATAAGTTTCGAGGAAGATACGGTCTTCCGCACTAGCAATCTGATCTGCAAATGGTGCATTGCGACCGGGTTCAGTACCAATTTTTGCAGCTTCATATAGAACAGCAGCGCGTTCAATTTCATCTGGCGAACGTGTGGAGATCTTAGCAAAGATGCTATCGTACATCTTTGTTGGCAAAAATCCATGACGGTTAAAGATCCACGCCATACCTTCTGGACTATTAGCATTAATTGGAGGTCGACTTTCACCTTCACGTTTTTTATTTTCATTCATGATATCCTGTTGAACGGCCATAGTTGTGGTGTTCTCGGACATCCCAAATGTCTGAAACTTAAATCCATTCTGAACATGCTTCAGATAATTCTGGATCTGCTGCATTTGCTCAGAAACAGAATTAGCCTTGCGGAAGTCGCTACTCATAATGCCGAGTTCGCGATGCAATCCAGCAATCACATTGGGTGAGATCTTGTCAAAGTCGCTCTTCTTCATACCAAATGCAGTATCGCCATCGGCAGCCGTGCCATTGACAATCAACTGAAGTTTATCAATTTCTTTGACAAACTCAGCCTTATCAGCATTAGGGTCATTAAGTGATTTATTGATTGACTTCTTAATAGCCGATTCAATGTTCAGGCTATTCCAGAAACCTGTTTCTTCATCTGCGTTTGTGCTAAGACGTCCACCACGCTTTAGAGTTGCACGCAAAGAATTAATGCGGCCCTTCAGAAGTCCTGCTTCTGCTTCATTGCCATCACGATTGGCCTTAACGTATTGCTCGCTAAGGGTAACGACCTGTGATTGAAGAGCCTTGGTTTCAGTTTCTTCAACTCGTGTACCATAACTTGTAATAAAACCAGTATTATACTGTTGGACTTGCTTACGCATACCCATTTCAACAGTACCGCGAATTGCAGGATCAACACCCTGCAAGCGACCAGTAAGATCAGCTTGTGCTTTTGCATAGGCTGCTGTTGGGTCTCCACCAGTTGCCTTTGTGTCAGCATAAATCTTTGCAAGAGCAGTATCATGCTCAAGCAAAACTTCATTTGTATATCGTTTGTTAACTAGTTCATCGAAGTATTGGCGCTTGAATGAACCCCATTCTTCTGGAGCTGGTGGTTTAGAAAAACTACCATCATCATTCTTACCAAACTTCAGTGATTCGACTGTTTTATTAACTTCATCGACAGCCTGAGACTTTAGTTCGCTTTCCGCAATTGCACCAACTTCTGCACCAAGTCGTGCTACACCCGTCATATCAGTCTGAGGAAGTTGCGTTCTAAATTCACGCACCAAACGATTGCTTGGTTGAGTTCCAACTTGGCGAGTTTCTTGCTGAATAGCCATTTTCAATTAACCCTTAGCGAAACTTGGAATATGTATAATAGCCTTTAGCTACGCTACCAGCTGCATTGAAAGCTGCATTTGTATAAGCAGCAGCTGATGTCATATCAGCACGAGCGCGAGCAAACTGGCCTTCGGCTTTATTAACAGCAATCTGATCGGCAATACGGCTAATCTGTGTAGCTGATTGAAGGCGAAGTGCAGCAACATCTTTGCGAAGCGTGGCTTCATTCTGAGGCTCAACACCCTGTAAGAAGGAGCGGCTTTCACCAACACCAGATCCAGCAATATAGGCTTCATTAGCTGCGCGAAGTCTACGGCTTTGATCACGACGAGCATTTTCAGTCTCAAGAGCCTGAATGCGAGTCAACTCAGCATCTTCTGCAAGCTGACGGTTCTGGATCTCAAGTTGATAATTGCGCCATGCTGCTTCTGAATCGGCAGCAGCAGATTGCATTACAGCTGATGTTACGCCTCCAATAGCAGTAAAGGCAGTCGACGCAATAAGAGCAGCGGTTGCTGAGATACACATTAGATAGATACCTCCATAGCCATGCCTAGCAGACGAAGGGGCAATGGTTCAGATTGGTTAATGACCACCGTGGCGTCACGGTTAAAGCCAAGCAAGAAGAACTCCCGCTTGCCAGTAACAGCAGTTGGCTGCGTCGAGAAGTCATCATTGACCTGTCGAACAATCAGACGGTTGCCCTGGATACTGACAGCCAAAGTGTTATTCAATGCCAAGATCACGCGAGCAATCCGCTTTGGACGGCCAGAATAATTACCTGATGGCAGCAGGATATTAGCTGGCAGTGTCTCAATCGTTACATCGTAGTTGAAGCCAACTGTAATAGCCGTGACTTCATCATTGAGGACAATCTGGTTAGAACCATTACAGGCAAAGTCGCCAAGGTAATAGTTGTTCGAGACAACCGAAACCGTCCGATTGGCATAAATCGAGTTAATCGTCCAAGTCTTTGTGGCCGATGCAGATGTGTAACTTTTAGCACAATCCAACGTCAGATCGAGATCGTTCTTAGCCATCCGCTCAAGGTAGTAGGACGAGCCACGCAGGACCGAGAAGTAGAGACGGTTGCCAAGGGAGACTGACGAATCAAACTTGGCTGTACCTGATGGATGCTCTGTTTCCCAGAGTGACCATGCAGCCAGACGCTCAGATCGAGCTGAGTGAAAGCAAGCAATAGTCCCATCGTTATTAACAACCAGAAGATATTGCTCTGGTCGATCCTCCGTTCCAAACAGGATATTCATATCAATCGGGGCGTCGATCAAGTGATCGGCCAATAGCGAGAGAGTAGGCGCACTATAGGCTTGTTCGGTATCCGTATAGAGGAACTCTCGGATCGAGCTCTTGGTAGCCTGGAGATAGACTGTTGCGCCGTCAAATGGCAGAGGCGTCACATTGGATGAACCATATGGTGTCTGACGGGCAATGGTTATGTTGCCTGGCGTTACAGTCGATTGACTATTACGGGGAATGTAGAACTCGGATGTGGCTGTAAAGATCTGAAGATGACGGTTTGACACAAGGTGAAGGACGGACGAGATGTCATCCGAACCAACCGAAACCTGGATCGACTCGTTATCCAGACCTTCACCTACGCTAAAGTTAAAGAACTCACCAATCTTGGAAGCCCAAAGGCTGTCTGGTTGCGAGTAAGATCCACCAAACCAGAGACGGCCTTCATGGAAAGTTACGCAACCAGGATAGCCACGAACTGTCGAGAAGGCTGGTTCATCCCAATTACGTGTAGGCAGATTGTTGCCAGTAAAGTGGGCGTTGGGACCACCACCATCGGCTGATGAATTGGCAGTACCACCAGCCGTGTAGGTATATACGTTATCATTCAGTACAGTTATGGTTTGTGTACCATTAAGGTGCGCCTTTGTCAGACCCGCAAAGGCATTGATACCAGCGACGGTAATACTGGTTCCTGTAGTAAAGCCATGGTTTGGATGGGTTACTTCAACAACGCCACTACCATCCGTTGTCTTGAGTGGGTCAATGTCATAATACCCCTTAAGAGTACCTTTAATCATACCAGTAGCTGTCGTTGAGTTTGTATAACCTGTGATCTCAATCTCAATACCAAACCAGCGAATGCTAATTCCCACATAGCTAGCGGTAAAGAAGGCCGAGCTGGTAGTAAGGGTGACACTTCCTGTCGTGCCAGAAGCAGATAGAGTGATCGCATCATCAACAAACTTATAGTATGGTTGATAAATTAACTCATCGTTGACTGCTTTAAAAAAAGAAAAAGCCGAACGAGTAAAGGTACTGGCCGATGTACGGCGAATGATTTGTGTTGCCATCTGTGGTGAGCAGATAATCATAACGTCAGCAGCCTGTGAGTAGGTCATGCTGAACAGGATTGATGATGTCCAAGGACAACCAGTAATACTCTGGATCAAAGTACCAGAAGCCGAATAGATATCTAAGCGTGTATTACCAAAAGCAAAAATATATTGCTCGGTACTTGAGAACTCAAAGGGGATCAGGCGAGCACGGCCATTCAGAGTAGCCATATGCTCCGTGCCTGGACGGCGAGAAACACCACCCTGGTTCAAGATCGAGACATTGCGCAGCCGACGAGCACCATTGGCATAAGCGCCAGCATCGTGGCGCATATCCATTAGGGGACCAATTTCTCCCGAGGAGAAGTTAGTTTGAACTAGCTTCATACCCATCGGTTAGTACCCTCTCGTCGTAGTCCGAACCTGATTAAAGCGTTGAACATTGAGACGTCGAGTAGTCTGGCTCTGGCTATCAATAGTGCGAGCCATTGTCATATGGCGCAGGGCACGCTTCTCGAAGAGATCAGCCAGACCTTCTTGGGCGGCAACCGAATAGGCAAAGATCGAGGCGAGCTGATACTGGACGCCCGTAGTAAAGTAGGGAGGCCAGAGATCCTCTGTTGCACGGAATGTATAATCAGCGAAGACCAGATCTTCTGCTGTTGCATTGCAATAAACCATATCCTGATAACGATCATATGCGATGTTATCATCGGTAATGGTTACGCCATGAAGCACCAGCATGTCAGCCGGAAGCTGATAGGCAGCATCCCAACGAGCATCCGGTGATGCGGTCAGTCGGGAGAGTTGAACTTGGCCAGTGGCAAAACGCCAGCGATGGCGGGAAAGAAGATCACGAACCGTGTCTTCATACAGGTTCGCAGCTACCGTTGCCTCGGTGGTCCCATCATCAAAGGACGTAATAGGTTCAGCCCCGATCATAATCAGGGCACGAGCGCAGATATCAATATCGGTAGTGGACACAGCGATCCCTCATACTAAAGCGGGTGGAACCGTAGCCCCACCCGCATGAT